CGTGAACTCGTCGCCCTTGTCGCCTGCGAACCCGAGCGCACTGCCGAGCCGCTTGAATCCGCCCTCGATCACCGGGTCGGTCAGGAACCGGAACGGCGCCCCCAGCTTCGTGACGAAGTCGAGCGAATCCATGATCTTGCCGGGGTTGATGAAGTCGAACAGCTTGTCGCCGCCCGGCAGGTCGTTGAGTTGATGGGCGAGCGAGTTGATCTCGGTCAACTGCTCGGCGGTGTCAGTGAGTGCCGGCGTCAGCGCCGAGCCGACCGTCATCGTGATGTCGGTGAAGACATCGTTCAGCTGATCCATTGCCGCCCGGTACTCGCGGGCCTTCTGGAGTTCGGCTTCGTCGATGATCTGGGCGTCAGAGGTGGATTCGAGCCCGGCCCGGATGTCGTCGGCGTTGCCGAGCACGATTTCGGCGACCTCGGCGTACGACCGGCCGAAGACCTCCTGGGCGGCAGTCGCCCGTTCGGTCGGGTCCTTGATGCCGCCGATGACTTCGATGGCCTTGAGCATCGTGCCGTTCACGTCGGCCGCGCCGTCGGCGGTCGTCTGCAGCGACAGGCCGTACTTCTCGACGATCGGGCCACCATCGCCGATCGTCTTGTTCATCTTCAGGAACGACTTTTGGAGCGTGTCGCCCGACAGCCCGAGGTCGTCGGCAACCGACAGCCACTGCGATGCCTGCTCGACCGATGTCCCCGTCGAGTCGGCGAAGTTGCCGGCGGCGATCGCCGCATCGGTGAACGAGCCGACCGCCTTGACGCCGAACGCCACCAGGGATGCACCGGCGGCGATCGCTGCGGGTCCGACGTTCGCCTTGAGGGTGTCGCCCATCCCCTTGGCGCCGACCTTCATCTTGGCGAAAGCGCCGTCGGTGCTCTTGATCTCTGAGCGAAGCTGTGAGATCGACCTGACGCCGCCACGGGTGTCGAAGTCGATCAGCGTCGAAATGCGGTTCGCCAAGTTCACCGCCTCCGATCAGCGTACGTCGAAATGCTTGAGTGTGACCTTACGCACCTCACGCTCGGCGATCTTCGGGAGCTCCCGCTCCATCGTCGCCGTGGCATCAGATGCCGTTCCCTTGCCCTGTGTGCGGCCGTTCCATCGTCTCGACTTGAACGCTCGCACCTTGCGCAGACCGCCCGACTTCGTGCGGGCCGTCAGCCCGGTCGAGCGGTTGATGCCGGGTCCCAGGAACGACGACGTGCCGCCCTGGTTGCGGCCGAACTCGGCCACCGTCCAGGGTCCGGCCGACGTGCGGGTCGGCATCAGGATCGCGCCGTCCTTGGTCTGCTTGACCTGCGTGTCGAGCGTCGGCGCCCAGCCCGAGAACTTCGGGTCACCACCGAGGTCGCTCGACGCTGCCCGTTCGGCGATCGACTGGGCCTTCTCGGCCATGTCCCGGGCGATCCGGCCGCGTGTCTCCCGGTCGAGGTCGCGCTCGAGCTTCTGGAGCTCGGCGTTGAACGCCTCGAACGAGCGAAACGTCGGCATCGCTCAGTTCACCAGGTGGCGTTGGTGACGGCGCCCGTGATCTGCAGCGAGGCGCTGTATTCGGTCCTGCCGCCGACGCCGACGCTGACGCTGTACGACGAGACGTATGCCTCTGCCGATTGCTTCGTCAGTCCCGACACGGAACCGGCCGGGCCGAACAGGATCGACATACTCGCCGAGCCGGCCGACTGGGCGCTCTTGAGCGCCGCGACGAACGTCCCGAGGGCGACATCGAGCGGGCCGGACAACTGGAGCTGCCCGCCGTCGGTGAGGCCAGGAATCATCGCCTTGGCGTTGTTCCCGAACACGGTCACGTCGAGCGTGTCCACCGGTTGATCGAGGCTGATGCTGTCGGCGTAAGCCGACACGTCGACGGGTGAACCCGCCACATTGTCGAGCGCAAGGAATGCGCCCTTACCTGGCTTGAACGCCATGTCGTTTCCTCCTGGGGATTACGGGTTGAGGGTCGGGGGATCTTGGTTTATCGGCGGGCCATCGAAATGTGCCGGGTGATCGACCCGGTGCCGACGATGGTGTCGACGATGCGAACGTAACGCTTCACGGTGCCCGTGATGGCGACCCGTTGCGAGGTGAGGGCGGTCGCTGCCGTGAACGTGGCGATCGTCGCCCAGCCACTCGAACCGGTGGACGAATCCTCGATGGTGATCGTGTCGGAGGTGAGCCCAGAGAACGCCGTGACGTGAAGATGGAACACGGCACCGTTCGTCGTCGCCGCGGTGCCGTCGATCGACGACCCGTTGGTCGTCGTCGTCACCGCTTCGTTGTTCGACAGGACGGTGGCGTTCATGTCGAGCACGCCGGTCGTGGTCGACGCCATTGACCAGTCGATCGTGTTGCCAACCGATGCCGACGTGTCGAAGTTCGTGTGGACGCCGTCGACCAGCCACACAGCGCCATCGGTGCCGAGCGGCATGTAGGTGATCGGCGTCGGCGTCGTGGCAGCCTTCTGGGCGGTCAGCGTCGCCCACTGCCCGGTCGCCGCGCCGTCGGAGTCGAGCGGGCCGGCGATCGAGAACGAGCCCGAACCCTCGGTGCCGGGAATGTACGCCTTGGCGGTAGAGCAGATCACCGTCACGTCGAGCATGTCGATGCTGTCCTCGAGCGACACGGTGCGGGCGTAACACGATGCCGCGAACGAGCCGACATAGATGCGCGCCTGTTGGGCGTTGCGGAATGCCATCGTCTTACCTCTTTCTCACCAGACGACATCGACGGAGAAGTCGACGGCCCAATACATCTCATTGGCGGTTTCGTACTCGAACGGCTGGCCGATCTGCGTCACTTCGGCATAGTCGACGGTGACCGACCAGTTCGTGTCGTCTTCGATCGCAGCCCGGATCGACCCGTAGCCGGATTGTTCCATGTATCCGCGCAGGTCGACTTGCGCCGACCGGGCGTTGATGGAACGCACGAACACACGGGCGCCCATCTGCACGCTGCGTTCTGGCGATCCGCCGGTCGTCAACCTCGGGTCGAAGGGCATCGTGTACACCATCACCATCGGCGGATTGACCTGGTCATCGATGTATCCCAACGCCCGCAGACCGGTGCCGGCGGTGATGGCCTGAGCGAGAGCGTCGCAGACGTCGTTGATGGACGGGTCAGCCATCGTTGATCTCGTCGTATCGTACGAACGGCTCGAGCTGGGCGCGTGCGGTCGGATCGATCGCCGGCACGTCTCCGAACGTGGCGTCTTGCGCCTTGAACACGTTGCGGGCTTGAATCAGGCAGGCACGCTTCACGGCGGTCGGGATCGCCGACCATCCGAACTTGGCAGTGACCTGCACGTACGGGCGACCCGACGAGAGACTTGACCAGCCGGTGAGCGCTCCGTCAAGTAGCCGGATCTGCGTCCACGGCTGCACGGGATGTTCGGCGGCGGCGTTGACCGGCAACACGATGAAGTCGGTGTTGATCGTCAGCGTCGTCTCGAACGTGCCGTCGTCGTCGTCGTCGACTTTGACGACGAGCCCGGTCAGGGTCGAGATGTCGTCGACGGTGAGGGTTCTGGCGTCGTTCGGGAAGTAGACGCGGGTGACGACGGTGGAGTCCTGCCAGAACTTGCGGCCTCGCCCGCAGTGGGCGTCGATTTGGCGTGACGCCGTTTCGACGGCGGCTTCGAGGTCGGGGTTGTCGAGCGGGTCGTTGATCGAGAACGCTGCGGCGATGGCTTCGATCGGGGCGTAACCGTTGGTGATGCTCATGGTTTCCTCACAATCGTACGATGCCCAGGCCCCAGCAGTTCGGATGGTTCATCCAGTCGAACCCGTTGGCCTCGCAGAACTCGGTGATCGCCGTCTTGACCGGGTAGCGGGGGCGGGGTGGCGCCCCTTCGGGTTGCGGCAGTTCGGTGTCGTGCAGCACGATGACGCCGCCAGGCTTGACGAGCCATCGGTACACGTTGAGTTCTTTGACCGTCTGGTCGTACAGGTGACTGGTGTCGATGAACACGATGTCGGCCGGTTCGAGCGCCGACACGATCGCCGGGTCGAGATCATCGCCTTGGATGAACGTCCAGTGGTCATGCTCGCCGATGTCGGGGCGTTCGTCGATGTCGATGGATGTGAGATGCCCGCCATTTGCGTTGAGCGCCCACAGCCAGGCGATCGTCGATACTCCGGTGCGGGTGCCCAGTTCGATCACGTGGCGGGCCTGTAGGCGGCCGGCGAGCTCGACGAACGTGGGGAGGTGTTCGTGAATGTCCGATGGCGTGATGCACAGCCGTTGGTATTCCTGTTCGAGTGTCGTGGTACTCATGCCATCACCATCACGGCGAATCGTCCGATCGGGTCCAACGTCGCGCCCCACACGTCCACCATGTGCAGGTCGCGTTCACCAGCGGCAACACACATCGCCAATCGGTGCGATGTCGATTGTGCATCGTCGAAGATGGCGACACCGCCGGGGTTCAGCCGGTCGAGGGTGGCCCCGTATGTTGATTCGCGGAGCTCGCCGCCGGCCAGGTCGTTCAGAACGAAATCGAACGTGTCGGTGCCTGACTGCCATTCGTCCAGCAGCATCAGGCCGTCGGTCGGAGCTTCGACGTCGGTGAGAAACCCTTGCGTCTTGTCGAGCCATTCCGGGTCGGTGTCGACTGACGTCACGTTGGCGCCCGACATTGCGGCGTAGGCGGCGAGAACGAACGACGAGAAACCCGACCCGAGATCGCAAACCGACTCGGCGTGGATCTGGTCGCACACCCACCACATCAGCGCCCCGGTTTCGACTGACAGCGCATGTGCGGGGTGTGACACGTTCTCGACATAGTCAAGATAGGCGGGCAGTAGCCGCTCGAGGTAGGGTCGGCAGTTCGACCGGTTCGGGTTCAACACGATCATGCCGACACCTCGACCCGAGGCCGGTACCACGATGCCGGGGCGTTGCCGTCCCGTATCCATTTCGGCCATTCGTCGTCCACGTCGACCGGCGCCATGCGCAACCCATCGACGTGGAAGCCTTCCCGCCAGTAGAAGTTGCCGTTGCTGATCGATCCTCGGATCTCGGCTTCGACCTCGGGGTGGCAGAACGAATTGACCTTGTGCATCGCCCGCTCTGGTCCACCTAGCCACGAGAAGTGCCAGCCGGCGTCGATCATGTGCGGCGGGCAATCGGCCTGTGTGCGCAGGGTTCGCATCGTCCCGAAGGGAGTCGACCCGAGTCGTTTGATGGTGGCGACCGTTGCGGCGGTCGTACCGGGCCAGGGTTTCGGATACAGCCAGTCGATCGCCCAGAAGTGGCCGCGCTGCCCGAACACCAGCACCTTCTGGTGTGGTCGAACGTTGCGGGCCTGTAGTGCTCGGGGGATCTCGTCGACGTCGGATTGCATCACGATGTCGCGGTCGGTGACGCCGATCGCTTCCAGGCCGGTGGCAATGTGTTCGCGTTGGGCGAGTTCTCGCGCCCAGGGGTCGGGGTGGTCTGTGACCGTCGGTAGCCCTGTGGCCTGCACGGCGATGATCTTGTCGGCCCAGGGTGTGAACCGGTCGGCGTGGTCGAGGTAGTGGTACGGCTTCGGGCGGTCCTGGTGCGTCACGTCGGCTTCGACGAGTACGAACCAGTCGACGGCGTCGTACAGTTCGACGAGACGCATTTCGAGGATGTCGAGTTCGTCGTGGAACGGGAATGCGTCGATGATCAGCGAGCGGTTCATCGCCGAGCCCGTGTCACCCGGTGACCTTCGATCAACGGCGCCCGGGACAGCCAGGTCGCCTGGTCCTCGTCGGATGCTTCGATCGCTGTCATGTAGACCGGGTCGGCGCGTCGTGTCACCTCGTCGCCGTCGTAGGCGGGATGATGGTGGATGATCCGGCATTCTTCGGCGAACCCGAATACCCCACGAGCACGGGCGAGTTCGATGACTTCACGGTCGGTGAACCAGTGCCGGTAAGCGGTCGGCATCGGAACGCCGGGTCCGTCGAGCGATGATCCCTCGTCGTCGATGTAGCTGCGACGGATGAAGAAGTGGTCGGCATGCCGGCCGGCGGCAACGTTCGGGTTGCGAGTGCGTCCCGGTTCGGAGTCGTTGGTACCGATCACGTCGTATCGGGTCGAGCAGTCCAGCGCCGCCTCGAACCAGCCGTCGGTGAACTCGACATCGTCGCCGACGACGAGCACGAAGTCGGCGGTCGAATGCTTGAATGCGGTGTTGACCTTCTCTGAGTAGGTCGTGTGATCCTGTCGGGTGTTGATCGATTCGACCGGCCAGCCCGACACGTCGAGCCCGTCGTGGACGGCGAGCACCTTGACCCGATCGTCGCGCCCGATCGACATCATCAGGCGGTCCATGTTGTCGGGTCGCATCAGCGGCACGATCACGTCGACACGTTCCATCTTCGGTTTCTCGACCGGCGGCGTCGGCTCGAGGGTCGCCAGGAACGGCACCCACATCTCGGCGAACACTTTGCGGGTGTCGTAGTCGGCGGCGAATGCGATGGCGTCAGCTTGCATCGCGTCGAGGTCGGCGTGGAAGGCTTCTTCGAGTTTGGCAAGCACGTCGAGCGTGTACGGGCACATGTAGCTGGCGTGCTGGGCCGGGTCCCATTCGAGCTGCCCGGAAACCGTCCAGCCGGCGCCGACGAGCTCGGGCTGGGCCGAGAAGTCGGATGCGATCACCGGAGTGCCGCACGCCTGCGCTTCGATCAGCGGCACGCCGAACCCTTCGCCATGCGACGGGGCGAGCAGCACATCCATCGCCGTGTAAGCGGCAGCCATCATTTCGGGTGGCAGGCCGATCCGGTAGGCGTACTGGTCGGTGTAGACGACGGCGTGGGGCGGGATGCCGCAGTGGGCGGCGAGTTCGGTGAGGTCGATCCCCTCGGCCACCCCGTATTTCTCTGTGTGGAGGAACAGCACGGCGTTGGGGTGGTCGTGATGGAACAGCGAGAACGCCCGAAACGCCTCGTTGAATCCTTTGCGGTCGCGCGCCCAGCCTTTGTTCATGGCGACCATGCCGACCACGAACGCCTCGAGCGGCAGGTCGAACAGTTGACGGGCGTTCACCCGATTGCCGTTCACCTCGTAATCGAACGTCGGCTGGTAGGTGGTCGTGTCGACGGTCAGCGGGATGTAGATCGGGTCGAGTCCGGCCCGGGTGATCTCGGCGGCGCCGTATTTCGACATGGCGATCGGCAACGCCTCTGAGCGCTGCAGAAACGTCAGAACGTCCCGTGGTACCGGGAAGTGGTCGATCGGGCACCACGTGGCAACCTGGAAGCCTCTCAGCGTGTCCATCAGCAACGGGCGGGCGAAGCACCAGGTGTCGAGCAGCAAGATGATCCATCCGGCCTCGGGGTCGCCCTCGAACCAGTGCTCGGCATGACCGATAATCACGTCGGGCGAGTTCGTCTCGTACCCGGACGGGTAGAGCCGAATCTCATGACCTGACGGCGACTTCCAGGCACCGATCGGGCCTTGATGGCCGTAGGTGACCGAGATGGCGACGTCGTGGCCGGCGTCGGCGAGCAGGTCGGCGAGATGCCTGGTTTGCACGCCGTACCCGGTGCCGATCGTCGGCCCGTTGGAATGGATGAGGAACTTCACGTTTGTCTCCCGGCAGGGGTAGTTGGGTGGGTGTTGTATCCCGGCAAGTGGACGGGCGGCACCCGAAGATGCCGCCCGTCCGGACCCCTGCCGGGGATCTGAGGGTCAGACGCTGTTCTTGACCAGCACGACCGCGGTGGTGTCGATGTAGCCACCGTCGAGCCGCCACTTGCCACGGAACCCGGTCTGATCGGTGTCGAAGTAACGCTCACTCGACGAATCGATCATCACGTTGCCGACGGTCCGCAGGTAGTACGACGAGAAATCGCCGAACGCTGCGATGCGGGCGTTCGACGCCAACGAGGCGACGTTGGGATCGGTGTAAACGGGGTAACCGAGGAACCTGTCCGGCTCTCCGTCGATGAGGCCGTTCGTCAACGACGGCTGCCACAGGAATGCGCCGACGGTGCCACCGGCACCATCGCGCACCTTGCGGAGCTCGCCGGCCGTGGCATCACGCATCAGCCAGGCACCGCGCTGGCGGTACTCGTCGGCGACACCGTAGACGGCGGAGATGAAGCCGTTGACTGCGGTGTAGAGGTTGGTGACGGTGCCGCCCGTGGAGACGGTGCCCGCTGCGCCGGTGATCGCCGACGACATCATGCCGCCGGTGATCCCGCCGGTGCCCAACATGAGGTCGGTATCGGCGAGGCGACCGATCGCACGGCCGATGTCACGACCGAGGAACGAGCCGACATCGAACACGGTGTCGGAGAGCACCTCGTTGGCGACGATGACGAGCTGGCCGTACTTCTTGGCGCCGAGGGTGAGCTTGAGCGCCGACGGGTCGGTGCCGGCGAGGGTGGTGCCCTGACCTGCGACCTGCGTGGCGATGGCGTGCGCACCGAGCTTCGGGAAGTCGATGTTCTCGCCCGAACCGGTCGCCACCTGCGTGGCACCGATGCGGAACGCGGCGATCGACGCCTCGAGGTACTCGTACAGCGAACGGGCCATCGTCGTGGGAACCGCGGAGGCCATCGACCCGGTGTCCCAGGTCAGGGCGTTGCGGATCTCGTCGGCCGATGCGCCGGAGCGGAGCATCTGGCGTTCACGGGCGGCGTTCTGCACGTCGACGGTGAGTTCACCACGGCTGGACGACGGCTGGCTGAGCCAGTCCCGCAGGACGTCTTGCGTCCGCTTCTCGTGGCGCTCGGTGGCGGCCTGGCCGAACAGCTGGTGCGAGTTCTCGCGCAGCTGGGCGTTCTCGATCTCCCGTTGTTCACGGGCGACGAGGTCGCGGACCTGTGCGTCGTACTCGGAGATCGCCGCATCCTGGCGGGCGAGCTGTTCGATCACTTCGGCGGAACGGGCCTCGCCGGGCGTGATGGCGTCGAGCACGGTTCGCTGCTCGGCGATGGCGTGGGCGCGGGCCTCGTTGATGGCCTGGACCCGTGATTTGATATCGGACATGTGGTGCTTCTTTCGTGGGGAGGGTCAGCGGGCCGTGGCGAGGATGTCGAGACGGCGACGCATGGCGTCGAGTTCGTCTTGCGTCCAGGCGTCGTCCGCTGGTGCGGGTGGTGTGTTCAGCAGGTTGTCGAGTCGCGCCAGTTCGTCACGTAGCCCGACCAGGCTTTCGTGATTCCGGTTCGATACGTCCTTGCCTGCATCGGCGCGGAGGGCGACCACCCGTTCCGCACTCGCAATCGCCGCCGATACGACGTCCATCGTGTCGGCGAGTTCATCGTGCAACGTCCGACGCTGCGAGGCGTCAGGGTTGGGCTTCGGTGCCGGGTCGACGATCACGTCGGCCAAGCCTTCACCGACCGCCGTGTCGGCGGTCAGCCATGACTCTGCGTTCATCAGGTCACGGAAGTGGGCAACGTCGCCACCGGATCGGGCGGCATAGATGCCGGCGATCACAGCGTCTTGCTGCTCGAGCAGTGCGGACATGTCGCCGTGGTCCTTCGTGTCGCCGACCGTCATGCCCCACGCGTTATGAATCATCATCTGGGCGGCGGGCTGCATGATGCGATGGTCGCCGGCTTGGGCGATCACCGAGGCGATCGAGGCGGCGATCCCGTCGACGCGGGTGGTGACGTGCGCCGGATGGTTCCGCAGTGCGTTGTAGATCGCAATCCCGTCGAACACGTCGCCGCCGGGCGAGTTGATCTCGACCCGGATCTTCGGTGACGTGATCGTGTCGAGCTCGGCGACGAGGTCGATGGCGTTGACGCCGAGCCACCAGATTTCGTCGTAGATCCGCACGACCGATTCGTCGGCCAGGTTCGTGATGCTGTAGCCGGCCTCGCGTTGGCGCACAGCCTCGGGGGCGTGGTCGCGTGCGAGGGCGCGCAGGTCGCCGATCTTGTCGGGCAGCTTCGCCCGGAGCCGGTCGTGCAGTTTCGACATGTCCATTTACATCGCTCCTTGCGTGGGCAAAGGTGCCCAATCCTCGAAGTCTCGGGCCTCGTTCGGCAACATGAACTGGGAATCGATCCCGATCTTGTACGCCTCGAAGCGGGCACGCTGATCGGCACGTAGCAACCCGTCGACGTTGAACTTCGCTGTCTGTTGTGCGGCGAGCAGTGATGACATCGCCCGTTCGATGCGCACGATCCACGGCAGCAACGTCACCTGTAGCCGTCGGGTGTTGCGGTCCTGCAGGTTCGCATATGTCAGCGAGGTGCCGGCGACTGGGATGCCGAGATCGGACGGGTCGACGAGGAATACCTGGGCGGCGATCTCGGCGGCCGACCACTGCCGGGTCGCCAAGAACTGCGCCTGCTCGGGGTTGACGCCGGTCGGTTTCCATGTCGCCCCGGACTGCAGCACGCCCGGCAAGCCACGATTCGAGCGGGTCCGCTGCCGGCGCCACTGTTTCGCGATGTTGAGCAGCGTTTCGGGTTGCGCCGCGCCGGGCAGCTCGATCACGCCGGGCATGTTCCCGTCGCGGTCGAAGAAGTTGGCGCCGTAATCGATCGCCGACAGCCCGAGCCCGATCGTGCGCCGGGCGTACTCGATCGGCGACAGGCCCTCGTCGGATCCCGGCAGCATCATCCCCTTGACGTGAACGATCTCACCGTTGAACGTCTGCCCGTCGACCCGGTACGCCTTGCGTCCGTTCACCCGTTCGACCTGCACCTTCAACGGGTCCAGCGGCGTCACCGACACGATGCGGTCGGCGCGACCGCGCATCACCGCCAAGAACGCGTTGCCGTGAAGCAGCAGCGATGACGTCACCTGCGAACACCACGACTCGAACTCGAGGTCCGGGGTCGGCATCGCCAACCATTCCGGGGGTGTCACCTCGACACGCCGATCGTCGTCGCCTGTCGAGCGGTACACGTCGACCGGCATCGTCGAGATGCTGTCGGAAATCAGGCGCACGCACCCGTACACCGCCATCAACTGCAACGCCTCGTTGCGGTTCACTTGGCGGGCGGCGGTGGTCGCATCGTCGTCGCCGGGCCACGCGCCCCACGTCGACGTGTTGATCGAGGCTTGAGGGCGCGGGAACAAAGCTGTCAGCATCAGTCACGCTCCATGGCCAGCCCGAAGTACACGGCGGCAACACCGGCGCCGGCGATACCGCCGGATACACCGAACTCGAGGCTTGCGCCGACCACGATCGCACCCAACCCGAGCAACTGTAACCACGATGCGATCATGTCCACTCCTCGTCGTCGTCCAGTGCCAGGTCGTTCAGGTCCACGAAATAGTCGCCACCGAACTCGCCGGCCGCAGCAACACCGCCGGCCGCCACCGTCACGGCAACCAGCGGCGAAATCTCCACCGAGCTCGAACGCTGCGACCAGACCGCAGCACCATCGGACGACGAACGCAACACGGCGCCCCTGATCGACTTGTCGAGCGACGGCTGCAGACCGGTGTGGACGAGGCCGGGCGGGTCGGCGTTCGCCAGGCCGATCAGATCACCGGTCGCCTGCGTCACGTCGGTCGTCGACACTTCGACGACCTCGACGCCGGCCTCCCGAAGCGACTTGATCAGCGCGCCCTCGGGGCCGGTCTTGTGAACCCGCAGCGGGATCGGCTTCAAACCGTAGAGCTCGACGCAGCGAGGCACGATCCACGCCGTGCCGGCGCGGTGGTCGACGAACTCGACGTGAAGCCGGCCGTCGGCGGTGCGGCCCGCCTTGCCGATCGATGCCCACTGTGGGCCTTGGTCGATCGGGGAGACGGCGATCGCCCACGACTGGTTCGAGGCGATGACGCTGTCAGGGTCGGCGAGCAGCGCCCAGTGCGGGATCATGGAGGTCGCCGACGCGCCAGGCTCCGGGTCCCAGCAGCACAGGCCCTCCCGAAGGAATAGGTGCCCGAGCTCGGCGCGCATGTCCTCCATGCCTTCTTCGGTAACCCAGCGCCCCAGCCCGGGATTCGCCATCGCCCACGCGTCGCGGTCCTCAGGGTCGGGGTCAGACAGGACGATCCGTCCATCGGGCAGCACCTGGACGGTCTGCGCCGTGTGTTCCGAGTACGACAGCCGTCCACCGGTGCCCAGAATGGCGGCGCGACGCAGCTCCCATGCTTTCGACGACTGGGCGTGCCCACCTGATCCGGCATACCACGATTGCGGATTGGGGTGCGCCAACTTCGCCGGGCCAGAGCCAGCCACGTGCTCGGGTAGCAGGTGCTGCGCCTCGTCGTAGATGATCAGATCGGCCTTGGCGAAACCACGTCCAGATTTGCCGGTTCGTGTCTTGATCAGTATCCGGCAGTCGATGGCGCGCTTGCGGTCTTTCAACTCGAACCCTTGGTCGCCATGCGCCCGACGTTCGTGCTCGACCATCACCGACAGGTCATCCCAGCCGCCCAGAATCTCGCCGAGCCTGATGAACACCTCGTTGGCCGTGGGATACTCGTGTGCTGTGTAGATGATCAGCTTCTCGCCGAACAGGAACACCCCGGCGAGAATGCGGGCGATGATCGTGCCGGTCTTGCCTGCGCCCTGGCGGCCCCCGAAGTCGGCCACGCGTGATGCGGCCCACGTGCCATTCCGGCGGGTTGCCAGTCCGTTGAGGAGGCGGAGCTCCTGCGACGGCGACAGACACTCGGGAGCGTCGAACATGTAGGCGTTCGCCAGGGCGATGGCATCCTCGCCTCGCTCCCGGCTGTAGATGTCAGGCGGAACGTGAACGAGCTGCGGTAGCTCTGCTCCCAGTCTCACGTTCACGGCGGATGCGGTCAAGTTCCGACTCCTCCCCCGGTGACAGTGCGGCGTCCAGTTCGGCGAGCTCGGCGAGCGTTGCCCGGTATTGCGCCGCGAGCTGGGCGTGGATCGAGGCCGATGTGGTGTCGAGTTGTTCGGCGAGCGTGTCCCGCAACACCTGCAGCGCCAGCTTCCGGTCACCCGACTTTGCGGCCTCGGCGTTCGTTGTCTGCATGATCATGCATGATCCTTGCGGTAGGGCCTGGCATCGACGATGTGGGCTGATCTACTCATGGCCCATATGCAGGGGGTTTGCACCCCCCCTCCCGAGGCTCGGGGGGACACGTGGCA